CTAAGATGAGGAATCCTGGTATACAGAGATTGTCATGAAAATAAGTAAGATTCTATGCAAAAATGTAGAATTCTTGATGTCAGAGTCACACCAGGGCGATCTATTAGATTATCTAAAGATACCTTCAAATGAATGGCTAGGAGCTGGATTACAATCTGTAGTAGAGACTGATGAGAATGGTTTAATTATTAGATTTAAACCCACAGGTATTATGACAGCAAGCCTTGTACACTTCTTCCAACAACTTATGTTAGAACAACGATGTTACCTAATGGACATTTTTTTAAAAGAACAAGGTGTGATTAAATGACTGAAGCATTGACAATTGGTAATCAGGATCAGGAAGAGATTTGTGGCCCCGAGGCACTTGAAATAATGGTGAGAGAGAGTGCAGGAGTAGGCGTAGGGGAGTTAGTAATAAGCAAGATCATAAGTATCTCCAGTGAGTTACCTGATAATGTCAATCAAATTAACTCCTCTTTTGCAGATTATCTTGCAGGACGATTCTTAATTGGAATTGATTTGTGTGGGGAGCTTGCTAGTTTTGCAAGTGGGCATACTTTAAAAATGCTATCTTTGAAGAAGAGAGAGTATAGTATGGCATACCATCTTAGAGCAGTTGCTGCAGGATGTAAAACAGTTAAGGATAAAGAGCAATATCCATACATGGATGATGCCTATATTGATGCAGATAACAAGTATATCGAATCGGTCATCTTCGAGAAGATGGTTGAAGAGAAGAGAGATCTTCTCAAAAAAGCTCATTACCATATGAGAAAACTGGCTGACAAGGATCCTTCTGAAGGATATCAGGAGTCAGCAGTAACAGAGAAACCCGCAATCCAAGGATTTGCAGGTGGCCCGGTTGCAAAAAGAAGCTCCTCACGGAGTGGGAATGAACTTTCCAGTTGTGACTGGGAAGGGATGCTAGAGTAACAAATAACTAAACCGCTAACTGCGTCAGAAGCACGCACATAGCGAAATATAAGTGGAGAATGAAAATGGTTACATTTGGAGAAAAAAGTTGGGAAGATGAGGCATCTGGTGGTGGACAATCGGACTTTTTCAATATGAAGGAGAATAAGCAGTACAATTTGCGTATTGTTGGTAAGCCTCATGAGTTTGCAGCTCATTGGGTAGATGCCCCCGGACTTGGTAAGAAGAAGGTAAACTGCGCTGGAACGGACTGCGTACTGTGTGCTAAGAATGTTAAGGCAAGCATTCGTTACTTTATTCCTGTGATTGTACGTGATGAAAATCGAGTTGCAGTTACTGAATTTGGCCCTCAGGTATATGGTCACATTCGTTCGTTGTTCAAGAGTCCTAACTGGGGCAATCCTATGGGATATGACATTGTTGTGGATAAGAATACGGCTCGTGGTGCAGCCGGGACGTACTTTGTCACTCCTGTCCAAAAGTCTGACTTTACCCCTGATGAGAAAGCTACTGTTAAGGAGTTCCTTGAGCGTATGAAGCTTAAGGAGTTATCATCTCCTCTAAGTAATGATGAGATTGTTGAGAAGCTTGGACCAGAGTTTTGCTTATCCCTTGGTCTCTCAACAGGTTTGTCCGCAACTGGTGCACCAGCGACTAGTACACCTTCAGAGTTTGATGATTTTGGCTCAGATGATGGAACTTACAGCTTTGAGTAACAGTTAGATTATCTAATATAAGGGCAGAGGCTAATCACCTCTGCCCTTCTCCTTTTTAAGTTTCAGCTATGCATACAAAAGATGTATATATAGCTTCAGGGAGACTTAAAATGAGTGAATCGGTATTAAGCCTTGATCTGTCGGCACTTTCAACAGGATGGGCAGTATTTAAAGATGATGTGTTGGTTAACTACGGATTAATCAAAGTAAAGCCTAAAGAAGGGTATGGAAAGCGTCTTTCTATATTTGAAGAAGCACTTGAGGGAGTATTTGACAAGTATGAGGTAGATAAAGTAGTAATTGAGGATATCTATAGAGGGCCAAGTATAAAGACATTTAAGATATTGTCGTTATTCCATGGAGTTGCTTACAAGGTATGTCGCCAGAAGGCGTTGATGGAGCCAGAACTTCTAAAGGTAACTCAAATTAGAAAGTACCTGGGCTTAGCTTGCGGAGTAAAGGTTAAGACTAAGCAGCAGGTCTTCTTCATCATCAACAATGCTTTGAAGTTAGGACTTGAGTTCTCTACTGGAAATGATATAACGGATGCCTGTGCATTAGCTTTCGGTTACTTGCAGAACGCGGGATATGAGTTAAGCTTAGAATTTGATAAAGAAGAATATTTAAAGGTTGGTGTAGACAATGGATCCATACAAGGTACTGGGAATATCAAAAAATGCAAGCAAAACCGAAGCAAAAAAAGCATTTCGAAAGCTCGCACTAAAAAGTCATCCTGACAAAAATCCTGATGATAAAAAATCTGAAGAAAAGTTCAAAGAAATAAATGAAGCTTGGGATCGGATAAATAATCCCTCTAACTATGCGCGTGAAGCGAATAGGGGTGGAGGTGGTGGCTGGGCAGATGTACGTCAAAAGTATAATGATTTCCGTCAAGGCCACAATATCAACATTAACATGGAGCCTCAGCAACAACAGGTTGTTACAGAGTTGACACTAACCTTTAAGGAATCTTGCCTAGGTACAAGGAAGAAGGTTGATTATAAAGCAGACAGAGTGTGCAAACCTTGCAGTGGTGTTGGAGCGAAACCAGATGGGTTTACTAAATGCAATACGTGTGATGGTAAAGGAAAACAGGTAATTAAAAACTTCATCATGTTTAATATCGTACCATGTATTGATTGTCAAGGCAGAGGATACACTATCCAGACCCCTTGCAAGATATGCAAGGGGAACGGTTCAACTGAGAAAAGTGCCTCTATAGACGTAGATATACCACCTTGTATTGATAACGGAATGCAGTATAACTATCAAACTCATACTGGCGAGATGGTTATAATTATTCTTAAAGTTGCCCCACAGGGAACCCTTCGAAGGGAAAACCTGGATATTTTTTCGAAGAGGATTTTAACGTTGAAGGATGCTCTCCTAGGCTGTAAAATAGATATAGACACCATCAATGGTGATAAGAAGGTTACCATCAAGCCTTGTACCAATCCAGGCTCAAAAGTAAGGTTGCAGGGCCTAGGAGCCAAGAATCGTAACCAGGACTTATTTGGTGACCATTACGTACACATTGATGTTAAATTTCCACAAACTCTTACAGAAGAGCAGCTAGAGCAAATTGCAGAGGTATTGAATGATAGGGAAGGAACAAGCGAAGCAGACGAAGAAAGCAATTGATAAACTGAACAAGGTATTTGGTGATAAAATTATAAGGGGCAGTGAGCCATCTAAGATGACTCAGAATGTTATTCCGTGCCCAAGCCCAGGGCTCAGTGATGCAGTAAACTACTGGGGACTCCCTACTGGAAAAATTACACAGTTTTATGGGCCTGAGGGCTCAGGTAAAACATTTATGGCCATGCTTGAGGTGTTAGAGGCCCAGAAGATGGACCCTAATGCTAGTCAACTATGGCTTGATTGTGAGTATTCCTTTTCAATGGAGTGGGCAACAAGCCTTGGAATTGATACAGATAAGATTCTGTATATTGAAGAGAATAATGCAGCGGACGTGTTTGCAGTACTTTGTGGAGAGCCTGGGAAGCCAGGAGTCCTCGACATGGTAATTACTGGAGAGTTAAACCTAAATCTAGCAGTACTTGATAGTATTGCAGCATTAATACCTCCTGTAGAAGATGGAAGGTCCTTTGCTGACCAAAATATTGCAGCTTTAGCTAGATTTCTTCCTACAGCCTTCAGGGTTTTGGTATCAAAGTTGGCTAAAGCAGATGTAGCAATGATTTGCATTAATCAGGCACGTGAGGCTATTGGCAGTTTTGCAGGAGGTCTTACTTATCCTGGAGGACGTACTTACAGGCATATGTGTTCATTAAACATTCTGTTCAACTCCAGCTTGGCTAAGAAAGCAACTTTATATGATGCTTCAGGCAAAAAAGTTGGCCATAAGGTGAATTGTATTGTTGAAAAGACAAGAGGTGGTGTAAACAGGGCTAAGACAGAACTTTGGCTTGATTTCACCAAGGGTGTTGTAAATCTCGGAGAAGATGTAGCAATGCTTGGAGTAGGGTATGGGTTAGTAGACCGACCAAATAATTTAAAGTGGATATATAAAGGAGTTGATGTAGTAGGTAAAGACAACTTCTTTGCATATCTTGAAGAAAATAATGAGATTCGTGATGAATTGATTAGAGAAATAAGAGAGGTTAAGTCCAGTGGTGGGAAGATCTCAGAAGAATTAATATCAGACCTGGTAGGACAAGATACTAGTGTTAGTGAGGAGTAAAGATGGCAGCGACAGTAATTATTACATGTGACAACAAAGGGTGTCATCAACAAGATTATCACAAGCTTGATGTAGAGTCGAACAAGATTTTCTGCGGAAGTTGCAAGCAGGAAGTTACAAATACAAGCGAGTATATTAAAAAGGTTCTTAAGTCTAGCAATCAGACTTTTAAACGAGTCAGCTCAAGCAATGAAATGACTTGTAAAAGTTGTGGGCTTACAGCAGACCCAGTTTTGCTAGAATATGGTAACGATGTATTTGAGGTTGCTTGTGGTCGATGTAAGACTGCAAACACTCATCTTACCAACTATTTTATAGAGCCTCTTAAGATCAATCCTGAGATTCGACGTGTAAGAGTCAGAATCGCAAAAAGTGGTGCTGACAATGAAGGTGAGAAGCTTTTTGATGAGATTGCTCCTAATGAAGACTTGGCACATTCAGAGCCTCCGGTAAAGGCTAGTCCTCCAGTGCAACAGGTGTCTGTAGGTAGCTGGCTGTCCCCTAAGAAGGCTGACCGAGGTGCGCCACCTCCAGGTAGCGTTGATGCAGAGATTGCAGCACAGGCCCTTGCAGCACAGAATGTGAATGCTAACCTCCCTATTCAAGGAACTTTGTCTCCGGTACAGAGGAGTCCTTCTACTAAAAAGTACACTCCTCCATCTCCTGAGGAAATGTTAGGCCGAGTGGGTGTCAAGTATACAGGTGACTTTGCTGATGAAGAGGTGGAAGACGAACCTGCTAGGGCTCGTCCTCAGATTAAGAAGTCTCCTTCTAATAAGCCTAAGACGGCAGCTGAGATGCTGGATCGTGCAGGGTTTGAACTTGCTTCTACAGAAGAGCCGACCTATGAAACTGAAGATGCTGAAGGAGATCTTTTCGAAGATTGATTTAAAGAGAGTTAGTTAAAATGAATAAGAGGGAAATTTCTGAGAGTGACAAGATAGAGGCCCTTACAAAGATAACCAACTTATGTCATGCTAACCTGTTTACCAATGATGGTAGACAGGTTTTGCATTATCTTAAAGAGGTTAGAGGCCTAACAGAGGAGACAATCCGAGCCTTTAAGTTAGGAGCTTTTCCAAGTTATGCAGATGTGGCAGGAAATGCTGCAGGAACTTATACATCATGGAAGTGTGGAGTAATTGGTTTCAATAAAGAGGGAGAGGTAGTATCTAAGTTCTCAACTCATAAGATCATAATACCTGTATGTAATGCCGACAATCAAGTTATCGCGATAATGGGAAGAAGTATGTTGTCCAAAGAACAGTTGGACGCTCAAGGATTACCAAAATATACAAACTCCTACTATAAGAAAACGAGTAACCTTTTCGGACTTGGTCTGATGAAAGATGATATTCGTAAGCTAGATGAAGTGTATCTAGTTGAGGGTAACCTTGATGTAATTACCGCCTGGCAGTATGGCATGAGGAACGTAGTCGCAACTAGTAGTGCAAATCTATCAAGGATGCAGCTGCTAATTGCTGGAAGATATGCGAAGAATGTAAGGATACTATTTGATGCAGATGAGGCCGGACAAAAGGGTACTAGCAGAGCGTTAGACCGATATCAAGATAGTAAGGATTTGGTTGTAAGTGAGGCAAATTTGCCAACTGGGCCAAAAGACTTAGATGAATTTTTCATAAATGGTTATTATAAGGAGAATACGATATGGTGAGCTTAGTAAGCAATCTTAGTTCTGGAGAAGAGCTGATCAAGTTAATTAATTTGAAGAAAGAAATAGCAAGCACGTTTAATGATGAAACCGCTGTTGCAGAAGCTGAAAGTCTACTCGAAAAACTTGCTTTAGAATCAGAGGCACCTATTCGAGAGTCCTTTGCGTTTAAAAGTTTGAAGAAGATTACCAGTGAGGCTGCAGAGAAGAGGGTTTTGGACAGGGCAGGAGATGAGAGAATTGCTGAAAGTCTAGAGGAATTATTTGCCAGAGAAGTAGTTGTTCCGGAAGAACTATCATTCCTATGTTCATTCTATGTTGATAAGTGCATTGAAGAAGGTCTTGATGCCAAGCTGGATAGCAGATCTGAAGCATATATTAATGCTATTGTACAGATTACATCGGCATTTGAAAAGGCTAAAAGTAAGGAAGAAGGTGAGTCAGAATGAGGGCTATAAGAAAATGTAATGAGAAGGGAGTCGGTGAATTGGTAAAGCCTAAGATGGAAGACAAGTATGAAAATTTGGTAAAAGATCAAATGAGTAGTGGTAAGTGGGGCAAGGTTAAGGAGGGTGCTACGAACCAAGAATTGACAGAAATCATCGTTAAGAATTTGGTTGAACTGGGAGTTGGGACTGCGGATGAAATACGACAGATGTTGACAGAAACAGCTGCTAACACGATGTCATTAGACCCAGTCTATATACCTCTTGACAAAAGTCTTGATAAGCAAACTTGCTATCTTGAAGAAAGTAAAGCCGCCCTCTTTAACAAATTGCATGAGTGTTTAGACTTGCCAGATGATGTAAACGCTACTATGAAGCAGATTCAAAAGCTTGTTCAGCACTCGTTCAAACTTTTAGATACTTGGCCCGAATTAGAGATAGGATTGGTTCTTGTAGGCAAGAAAGGAAAAGCTGTGAAAAGATATGTTTCACTTGAGGGCGTGGAAAAAGATGGATTTAATGCCAAGTCTGTTGAAAAATGCATATCTGGAATTCATAAGACTCATAAGGGATACAAGTGGGAATGGATAAGTAAGGAAGAAGGTGAGCCAGATGGCTAAAACTTACGAGCAGCTAACTCAAGATGCTCAGGAAGAAGATTTTGAAAATATGGCTGAGCAGATTACTGAGCAGGACCGGGAACTTGTTAGAAAGGCCGCCAAGATTAAAAAGTTGGATGAAGTCAGGCCTCAGAAATTCATTTCTTCCATTTTATCCGAACTATCTAGAGAAGAATTAGAGGGGAAGCTTGAGGCTAGAGGAGATGTCGAGTATATTGTCACTGAAGGTAATATAGATGAAATGCTCAAGGCGGAGAAGGAGCTAGTTGATGAAAATGAGCATGATATGTGGTCAACGGCTGCTGAAGATTTTGGGGACCCTTTGAAATTTATAGGGAATCCATTTGATAGGTCTAAAGAGCTTCAGAAGGAACTGGTAGTTTGCATGAAGCAGGCTGAAGAAATAATGAAAGACTATGAGTCTGAGGTAATAAGAGTAGAGGAAGCTATCTCAATTACATCTGAAACCAATTAATAGCTTAAGAGCCTGGCCTTCAAAGTGCCAGGCTCTTTTTTGCTTAAAATCTGGTTGTTGTTTTTATATGCAGTAGTTGAAAAGTATCAAAGCCATAGAAAATTAATAGAAGTTGTTGTAAGTAAGTGAAAGACAAGTTCTATTAAATCTTAATACCTTCCACGTATGGAGTTGACCTATCGGCAAAAGTGACCATTTACAGCACTCATTTAGAGAAATACTTGTAGATCCTGACATATTATCTAATTTTCACACTACTTCATCAGATCTTAGTGAGGCAGATTACGAAAGAAGGGATGAATTATTAGAATTGACTGGAAAGCTTATAAAATCCATCAACAATCTTATACTTAACAAGCTTACCAGCCGTCAAAGTGAGGTAGTTCAGAAGATATTCTATGAACAGAGGACTCAGATGGAGGTAGCAGATAGTCTTGGGTTATGCCAAACCACTATACATAAGATCCTAAAAGGGAATATTGACTACTCTAATGGTGGCAAAAGGTATGGCGGAGCCCTTAAGAAATTACGGAAATTGTGCAGTAGTGACCCAGATATATTGGAGATTACTACCAGGATGTCTCAGCTTAGAGAGGATCTTGCAGAGATTTAACATTCTACTAATTAAAATAGTACCTCAATAAGTACGTACTATCAATATTTGACAATTAAAATGTAGGTTTAGCGTTTGTGGAGGCTTAAGGATGTCAGGTGACTTTGATTGGAATTCTTTAGAGGAAGTGGTCAATACAAAACGGACCAATTACAAGTTTAGCGAGTACAAGCAGTACTTTAAAAAGATTGCTGTAGATCGTTACAAATCAGTTAATGGTTCAGACCAGCTGTGGGAACTTCGTACAGGTGATAATGGTGATCAGTATCTATTTGCTTTGTATAATGAGCCGGAGGACATTGTCACTGGCTCAGAGAATACTAAGGATTTTAAAGCCATCTCGGATAACAGTGGTGAAAATGTGACACTTGCTTATCGTAAAACCCCAATATTTCGTTTTGCTAAGGAGACTTATAAGTTTCCTGATGGTGCAGACGCCTTTGCCAGCTATGTTGAAAACAAGGCTCAGGATAAAGAATGGATTGATGCTTTGATGACCAAAGCAATGACCAGTGAGCGTAGAGAAACTGTCCTTAAGTTGATTCGAGGAGCCTAAGAAGATGTCAAATAAAGAACTTTTAGATCAGATCAAGGATCTCGCAAAACAAGCTGAAACTATGTTGAATGGCCGAGAATACTTTCTTGGTGATGTGGTAGGTCGCCTTCAAGTTGCTGCTTCTAAGTATCCACACGATCAGGCAATTCGTAGTATGCAACGTGTCTTAGAGCAAAAGCTTGGTAAAGAAGGGGCTATTACTTCAATCAATCAGACTGAAGTTCAGAGCTTGTATGATGATGTATCTGGTTTAGGCAATAGAGAAGCTTTTAAAGAAGAGCTGGGTGATCTGTTGGCTGAAGATAGGGTAAGCAAGGTTGCAAATTATAATGACTCTCATGTGAGAGGGTTACGCGATAGTGGTGAGCAGATTGAAATTGCTAATCAAGCTGACGTATCTGCCCTTGAAGGACTATGGAGTGATGAGCCCGGACTTAATGTGGTCAAAAGCTCATTTGTAGAAAATGGTCGAAAGGGAGTTGCAATTGAGCTTGAGAGCCTAGGATTTATTAATCCGGCTGTTGAGATTGCTGCAAAGAACTCTAATTTCGTAGTATATGCTGCTGAAGTAGATACTCGTAATGGCAGGGTTCCATTCATGATTCCCGCAGAAATCAAGCTTGGCAGCGTATTAATGCCAAGCATTTTTGTTTCAGGTAATGAATTCAAAGATCTCAATGCATTAAACCTAAAAGCTTATGTAAATAATGTTGCGTCAGTAGAAGGTAGTTCTACACCAAAGGGCGTACTTGATACCCTCAATCGTATTACTGGGATGGAAGATACTGTATCTGTACAAGCAGACTACGGTAATGGCGAGATGTCTGACATAATTCCCGAAGGCCCAGCTTTCTTCATGGATCATATTGGGCATACAGATGCTTCACTTAATGATGTGCGTGAGATTGATGATAAGATGGCTGCCGTAGAGCTTCCTCCAGCCCTTGTTGGTCTGGGAGAGAGCTTAATTAGAGAGACTTTGGTTGAAGCCGGACTGTCATACCCAAGAGATACTGTACTTAGTGCAAAGCAGTTGGTATCAAATGAGCTTCGAATGGCGAATATAGTTCATGATACCATTGTAGTTGATAGCGAGTTTGCAGGAGGTATTACACTTGCAACCAATATTACTGGGAAGGGCGGGAAGAAAAGGATTGATGTACCAGTAGAAGTTATAAGCGATCAGGTTCTAATGCCTAACTCTTTTACATCTGGTGCTATGGCAGGGTTGTTTAATGAAGATAGCCTTCGAAGCTTTGCAAATAAGATCGATGGTGAGAAATTTGACCCATTCTTGTCTGACAAGTACGATATGAATTTCAATGACCTCCATAAGACTGCTTTGAATAAAGCTGCTTATGGTGACTTCATCGAAGCAACTGAAATACTTTCAATCATAAATGACAAATTTGGACATGATTTCCATAAGATTGCACATGATGATTTGATGGATCTTATGAGGGTTGGGTATTGTGAAGAGGCCAAACCGCTTACAGCTATGGAGCAATTTGCTAAAGAAGCTGCAGCTGCAGCTGAGGAAAGGGCGCAACGTATGAGCATGTCTAATAATGCAATGTTGTTCTACCCTGGGGAGTAATTCATATGAGCTTTAATAAGTTAACTAGGTATGCAGATTATATGGATCGCAATGGTCACAAGGTTGTGGCAAATGCTATTGATATGGCATGCAAAGAGAGTGATAGTGACTATAGCAAAGCTTTAGGCAACTTGAAGTTATATGCTTTACTATTAGATTCTGACGGACATACTGCTGAGTCTGACTTTATAGAGACTTATCTTGAGTTGACAGCAAATATGGAGAAGACGGCTGAGCTTCCTGATGCTTCAGCGTTGTATGACTCTAAAGCAAACAACAGTGAGACTTTCTTCACTGCACTTGTAGATGAAGCTAATACCATCTCTGAAGTTGATATGGAAAACCATAAGGGTGGAGGTCACCCGCTATTGACCAGGTATAGTCCAGATTATCCAGGAGTTATGATGCTTCGGGTAAGTGATGGAGTGTATCAAGATCTTCTGTCTAAGAAAGTCTATGACTTTGCCAATGGTTTTGTCAGTGATACTGGCATCCGTTATTATGGTGGAAGTACTGCTCATCAGACACCTTCTTCTCAGAATTATCTTGGGTCTACACAGTTGATGGATAGTCAAAATTTGAATGTCAGGCCTCGATGAATCGAAGTATAAAATTTGATAAAGGCTCTGCAGGTCAATGAGAAAAGGGCTCTATAGGGCCCTTTTATTTTTAGGAGGAAGAGAGATATGGCTCCCAATAATAAAATACTAAATCATGAGAAGAAAGAGGAGATCATAAAGTGGTTGACTGATGGGGAATCTGTACGCTCAATCGAAACTAAGCTCAGGCAATGTTACCCTAAGAAGAGACAGGCTCATTTAAGAGTCAGTTCTTCAACAATACAGATGTTTAAGAAGAAGTATTTGAATCTTAGTGAAGACTTGTTGACACAAGTCCGTGAGAACAAACGTCTTAGCATGCAAGTTATTAAAGATGAGCAGGTTAAGCATGAGATAGAGAGAACTGCTGCATATAAGGATGCAATCCATGATTTGGCAACAAAGGAGATGGATACCCGGCAGGAGATTCTAAAAGTTTGGACAATCATAGAAAGCAGGATTGAAAAACTATTTAATAAAGCAGATGAGTTTGATTTTATTGATACTAACCTTGAGAAGTTATTGCAAGGATATCTTACTCAGTTTATGAGTATTATTGACCAGCAGAAGAAGTATGAAGAGGGTTATAGGGAACAGGTAGATGTTAATGTAAATGTTAATGTGATGACTGACCAGGTAAAAATGATGCAAGATGCATTGAGGGAAGCTCTTCAAGAGGTTGATCCAGAACTTACTGTAATCTTCATGGGCAAGCTTAATGAGAAGATGAGAGATGCTTCTTCATTTGGCGGGCAAGCTGGAGCAAGGCATTCGATGATTTTAGATAACGCACTTGGGAATAAACCGATAGACGTAGAGTTTGAATAATGAATAATGTTCCAGAGCAATTAAATGAGTATATGACTGGGGTTCTAATGCGCTCTAAGGATGCTATGGACCTTCAGATGTGGACTGAAGCGGTTGATGATGCAAAGATAGCAAGTCAGCTTGGAGTATCCAATGATGAAGAGTACAAGGACTTCCACTATATAGATTTATTTGCTGAAGAACTAATAGATGACGTAATGGGAATTATATTATCTGATGAGGAAGAGTCTGATCTTAAACGGTTTATGTTCAAAAAAAGAGACAAGTTTGACTTTGGAAACCTAACTAGCTTTCGCCCTGCAGTATTAGAGTGGATAAGTAGTCGAGGGCTTGAACATAAAAAGGCTTACCCTAAGTTTTACTCTAAGTGGACCAAATTCAGTCCAAATAATGAAATTGCGTGGTCTCAATTAGCGATGAAGGTTCGTAGCCGCTATTTGAAAACGGGTGATGAGAAAGGAGCACTTGTAGAAGTTTCCAGTGAGCTGAGGTCACCTGAGAACATTGAGTTTGCAGCATGGTACAAGTTCAAATTTGGTACCGACAAAGCTCTATATGATTTGAATGACAAGATTAAGCATGATAGTGAGGGCAATATGAATATTAGGCCGAATAAAAAGAGTAGGAATAAGTTTGCCCTTTATGATGAAGATAATCGATATTATCTTCCAAAGTATAATCAGCCTTATATAGCTGGTGAAGATAACGCTATGGACTCACCTATGCAACCCTTTCAACCTGCAGAAGTGCTTAGGTCTCAGGAAGAGAAGGAAAAGTTGGAATCAGGAAGGGCCAAGTTGGTAAATAGGACATTTGCGATTGATAAATTGCTTGAGAAATATCGAGACGTTATTGGAGATGAGCAGCTCGGAGTAATTGAAGATGCTTTGAATATGCTTAGGAAGAAGGTTAGAAGCCTTAGAGTAGCTAGCATGGTTAATGATACGGTAATTAAAACTGCTAATCAGCTTGGAAAACGTGGGCTTCCAGTTGGCAGACTAATATTACTAGCAGCTGCTGAAGAGTTTACTGGTAAACCAAGCTCTATTGTAAAAGAAGCTATGGAAGGATTGTCTCCCCTGATTACTGAACTACAAAGAATCGATCAGAGTCTAAAGCGAAGGGATCTTGCAAGAGACATTGCAAGGATAGACTTTTACTTGCATGACATGAATCTGTCTGGATTATTTCCAGAGTTGACTGATGCTCAAGGACGTTTAATCGAAGCTTATACTTATGCAAGTAATAAGATTAAAGAGATTATACCTAAGATGCGCAGTACTCAGCCTGGAGCAGCAGGAATATCAGAAGTTATTCCAGCAAGTGAAATGAACCAAGGTATGCCCGAATTACCTTCAGCAGGACCAGCTCCTGAGTTACCCGCCGCTCCGACTCCCCTTCCAAATACAGAACCAACAGTTCCACCAGCACCTAAGGGGCCAGAGGCTCCAGTTTCCGGATTAGAGAAAGAGTTGTCTAAAAGGTAAATAATGAGTATTAAGCGTTCCCTACAATTGTTACAGGATCTTGCAAAGGAGCATGGTCTCAGTGATCCGTATATTGTAGGGGGTGTACCAAGGAATGCTGTAATTGGTGGCCCACATGAGCTTGCAGATATAGATATTACTACTGGTGATTCAGATGTATATGTTTTAGGACATCTTTTTGCAAACAGCCTTGGAAAGAGTGTGACCCAGGCTGCGGATGATCATATCCTTGTTCATGATAACGAGGTGAAGTATGA